TTGCGGCGAACCTCCGCATAGTCCTTGTCGGCATCCTGCGAGGTGTATCCGCCCTGCCTTGCGGGGAGTATCTCCTGCTCGGGTGCGGGCTCGGGTGCGTCCGTGCGCACGGGCGCACGGGAGGGGTCTATGCCAAGTGTCTTCGCTATGTTCATGTCGATGTCGTTCACGCCTTCTCCCGTCATCCTGTGGTTCCCCACGCATACGGTGGATATTCACGAATGCTGACATTCGCATGGGTCGCACCCGCACCCGTCCAACCCGCCGTGAGCGACGGTGCGTAACCACCCGCCGTGATCCCGTCAGCCGCCGTGACGCTGATGTCTGCGTACTTCTTGAGGGTGTCCCTGTCCTTGCCGTAGTCGCCGAAGTCGAAGAAGTTCACCTCTGCCTGTGTGATCACGGGCACGGTCTTCACGGGACCGTAGAGGTACATCTTCGCTTGGAAAGCCATGTTGGCGAAGTTGATCTTGCGTGTCGAGTAGTCGCCGTAGGAGCCGTCATCGCCCTCGGTCAGGGCGACGGACGAGATCACGATGGGCACATCGACATCGGTGTCGAGCCCGTCTATGGCTTTGATCGTGAACACATACTCGGGGGTGAAGTACGGAAGGATCTGCTCCACGATCTGTAGGCAGTCATCCATCGTCTTGGTCATAACCCCCACCGTCAACTGCATGTTGTAGGGGACACGCTCGTACCGCCGCTTCAACTTGTTGTCAGCCGATGCGGCGTACCCGACAGTCTGCTGAATGCTGTTCAACTTCCTTGCGGAGTCGTACTGAAGGGAGTTGATCTCAAACGACATCCTCGGCAGGTAGGTCTCAAGCCTCACATCCTGCTGATCGAAGTCCGTGCCGATCCTGTCGAGCCGCCGAAGGAACTTCTGCTGTGGTCCGTAGGCAAGGGGAACACGGATCCTCTCGCTCTCCGCACCCGACTGTCCCTTCCTAGAGACATAGATGTCGTTGAAGAGCGAGGCGAACCCCACCACGACCTTCCTGACGGTGCTGTGGTAGTAGTACTCAAGCATGGATCATGGATCCCCGAACGGGTTCTCCTCATCGAAGTTGAAGACCCCGTCTGCCTCCTCTTGGATGGCTTCGTTCTTCGCCTCGTCCAAGATCCCCATCGTGTCATCCTTTGCGGCGATGGGGGCATAGGCGGTGTTGTCCGCTTTGGCTATGTAGGCGGTTGCGCCCGAGGAGGTCTCCGAGATCCAAGTACCAACAACATCGGAAAGAGATACTCGGAGCGGATCTGTGTATGGGTCATACGAGAAGACCACCGCCCTCGCAGACGCTCCCGCAGTTGGTCCTGTAGGAGAACCATCTTCGTATTGATATACGCTGTCGCCTTCTGCAAAAGTTCCTCCTCCATAGACCGCCCCCAAGTCGAGATTGACCTTGAACCCCGTTTCCTCGTTGATGGCATCGATCTCGGGAACTCCCGTGTCGAACTCCTCCTCCGAGTATTGGAACAGTTCGCATGTCAGTTGGAAGGAGTAGAGTTTGCCCAACTGATAGAAGGGATTCTCATGCTCCACGAACTTGATCTCAAAGAGACCCTTGCTGATCGGGAGGAATAGCAAGTCTCCTTCAAGGGGCCTGTCCTTGCCCGTTTCCCTCTTGAACCTCCTTCGGGACACCGTGAACTTGACGCTGTCCCTGATCTCAAACCCGAACTTCGTGAAGGTGTCGCCGCCCTCAAATGCGGTGGTGGTGTCCATGTACATCTCAATCATCTTGAACGAGACGAAGCGTGAGTACTTCGACTCGCCGAACAGATCGTCCCTAGTGACCAACTCCCTAGGGATGTAGTACATCTCATGTCCGTAGATCTTGATCGCCTCGACCGTCAGTTCATCGATGAGGCTCTGCTCGGGGACATAGGTCTTGCTGTTGACTCTGATGTACGGATTGAGTGCCATGTTCCCTTTCGTCAGCCCATGATGAAGTCAACGGGCAACTCGCCCTTGAGAATGATCTCCTTCTCAATGTCTTCCTTCTGCTGCCAAGAGTCCTTCATCATGCTCTGCCCGTCGAGAGTGATGTCTCCAGGCAACTTGATGCCGCTGTACTTGGAGAGGTTCACTCCCCATTGCCATCGGACGAGAGCAACGCAGTACTTCTTGAGGAGCCTGTCGTTGTAGACCTCGGGATAGACCCTCGGGTCGAGGATGCGGTACGCTTCGATGATGAGGTACATCCCCGCCGTGAACTGCCTCTTGTCGCTGTCGATGTACAGTTTGTTGGCGACCCTGTTGAAGCGGATGCTCTTGTCGGGGGACAGGAACTGACGAAGCAGTTGGAGGTACTGCTGAGTCATGTCGTACTGCACCAAGTCGATGGTCCCGAAGGTGTACAGGTCGTTCAGCGCATACTGATAGCGGACATCGAACATGCCCACGGACTGCTGCGTGAACGGGAAGATCCTCGTCACGCTGACAATGAGATTCTGTAGGAGGACATTCTCGGGGCAGTCGGGATCGACGCTCGTCTGAATGGCATCGGAATCGGCGAAGCCCGTGCCATCGGCGGTCTCCGACTGAATGTTGTCTGCCGTGAAGGAGATGTACCCGTTGTCGATGTCCTGTTGGGACAACTTGTACTTCAGGTAGACCTTCTCAACGCCGTCGAAGTGGTACTCGCTGAAGAACTGAAGCGCATCGTTGATGCGGTCCTCAAGTTGCTCGTCGGCGATGTTGATCTCAACTACGGGGTGTCCGTTTGCTCGGAGAGCGTACTCTTTTAGTTCCGCCCTTGTCGAGATCAGTCCGCTTGTGCAGTTCGACATCGGTCTTGTCCTCCTCGGCGTATTTAGCCTTTAGGTCGGACTTGACATTGGCGACCTCAACCTCGGCTGCGACCGTCTCGTTGTTCTCTCCACGGACGAGTCGGGCGAATTCGTCCTTTCGGGACAGGTACCTTTCGCCCTCGTCCCATGCTCCCATGATCGACCACGAACGGTTCTTGGTCCTGTAGTGCCTCCGCTCGCCGTCGTAGAACATGACGATGATGTCGGAGGGACAGGAGTAGTTCGGCTCAAGGACCTTGAAAAGGGCGAGAGGAATCTCCATGCCGTCGAGGAAGACCTTGTCCTTGTGCTGCTTGAACATGGCTTATGCGATTGGGAGCGGGAGTTGCGACGAGTTGCCCTTGATGCTCTCGCCAAGGGTGTCGGTGTCAACCACGGGGGTGACGAGCGGGTTGTTGTCGTAGGACAAGGTGATCTTGGAGTTGATGCCTTGCAGGGTTCCCTGCGCCTTGAACTTCGGCTTCGATGTCTTGGTGACGGGATCGATGCCCGAGATCCCGAGCGCACCGTACATGTCGGGGGTCGAGACGCTTGAGTTGACGGCGAGGATCACGAACCTGTTGTTGGTGACCGCATCCTCAATCTGCACACTACCGCCCTTCGTGGTGTCCGTCTGCGAGTAGATCTCCGTGAACGGCTTCACCTTCACGCTTGAGTTCTCGGCATAGACACCAGGACCGAAGATTCGGGTGCTTCCGATCTCCAAGGGAGTGTTGACCGTGCAGATGCCGCCCTTGTTGGCGATCATGTGGCTCTTGCCGACATGCGACAGGTCGTGGGTGATCTTCACATTCGCAGCACCCTCTGCGATCACGGGGATCGCCGAGTGGGAGATGACGCTGCCTTCGATCTTCACATTCGCACCGCTGTCCACGGCTACACCGTAGTACGAGTTGCTGACATACGAGTGGTTCAGCGAGACCGAGCCACCGTTGAAGGCGTGTGTAGCAATCGGGTAGTTGATGAACACGCAGCCGCTTGCCTTGATCAAGCCGCCATCGGTCTCAAGACCCCTCACATTGCTGTAGTAGCCGCTCGGGGCGAAGCCCGAAAGGCTTGAGTCGTTGAGAGCCACGCCCGTCGCATCGTTGACGAAGGCGATGCCGCCCATCTCCGATCCGTTTGCGGCGACAGTCCAATCGCCGAAGTAGGTCCGTGTGCCCTTCTCCGAGAAGAAGATGCCGTCCTGCGAGGTGGTGTGGACCGTGACACGGTAGATGTCGATGCTGTTGATGTACCTGTTGTAGGTCTGATTGAGGAAGTTGCCGAAGTTGAAGGTCGCTCCCGCCTCGGTGAGGACATCGACCGTGAAGGTCTGTCCGCTGATCCCCTTGACAACATAGCCACCCGCAAGGGAGTTGAAGAACCCTGCCGTGCCGCTCGTCGCACCTTCGATGGTGGCGGTGAGACCGTACATGCCCGTCGCCGATGGGATGGAGCCGTAGACGATGCTGTTCGGCGGGGGGATGACGATGGCGGTTCCCGTTGCTGCGATCATCGACTGCGCCGTGCCGATGTTGAAACTGAGGGAGAACGCAGTCATGCTCGTCGCACCCGAGTCAAGCACGGGAAGCACGGTCACGCCCGAGATCGTCTGATTGATGACGCTTCCCGTCTGACCCCCGATGTAGAGGTCACGGGGAAGGTTGGTGTACATGCTCTTGTCGAGCGTATACACGCCGTTCGTGAGGACGATTCTGAAAGGATTAGCCAAACCGCCGCCGCATTGTCCAGGTCCGCTCCCGCCCGAACTCGTATCGACGCTCGGTGGCGTGATGATGGCTGCGTTGACCGCACTAGGACGAGCAAAACCATTGAACGGATGGGGGGCGAACTGCCGAGTCCTCGGATACGAGTATGTCTGCTCGTTCGGGTTGTTCGCAGGATCACGGTAGTAGAAGGTTGCGGGGCTTTCGATGTTCACGCCCGTCAGCGTCAGCGAGGAGATCGCATAGGCAAAGTCGGTGGGGTACAGGATGTCCGTGGAGATCTGCTCCTCAAGGATGGTTCCCGAAGCGTTGCCGATGATCCCGTTCTTGTAGTCCGAGGTTGCTGCGAGATAGATGCTCTCGACAGGGACTCCACCTGCTCCTCCTTGAAGGCAGTTGCACTCACCAGGAGGACCTTCGGGACCCGTGGGACCCGCAGGACCCGTGGGACCATCGGGACCTGACGGACCCGCATCTCCCGTGGGACCCGTTGCTCCCGTCCCACCTGTCGCTCCCGTTCC